TCCCTGTGTCTCTTAGTTCTCTAGACTTTGATGCTACTTCAACTGATGTGAACTACTTTACAGCACAGGCAACATTCAAGTATACTGTATATCAACTGACTTCATCTATTAAATAATGGACCTTGAAAAAATTCAGGAGATATGGCAGAAAGATTCTGTCATAGATCCCGATAATCTACATGAAGAATCTTTAAAAATTCCACAACTTCATTCAAAGTATTATACATTATACAATACTATAACATTATTGAGAGAGAAAGCAAGAGGGCAATATAACAAAGTAAAACTTGAACGTCATAACTTTTACACAGGTAAAGCAGACCCTGCTGTGTATGAAGAAGAACCTTTTCCATATAAAGTCCGTGAGAAAGATGCTATTCAACGCTATCTAGATGCGGATGATCGGTTAAATAAGATTGATATGAAGATTCGCTACTATGATACTTCTTTAAAATTTTTAGAAGAAATTATCAAGACAGTATCAAATAGAACCTTCCAAATTAAAAATGCTATTGACTGGCAAAAGTTCCAAGCAGGATTCTAATGGACGATCAAGAATTTGATTACCAAGTAAATTTATCTATATCAGACGTGCGTCTTTTACACCATTCTGTTTTGCAAACTATTAAATATTGGCCAGGAGCACCTGCGAGACCATATGAAGAACAGGAGCATCTTTGGTATATGCGCGATAGTCTTCAAAGAATGATATTAGATTATACTTTTAATCAAGAGTAACAATATAAGTATACAGTGGGGTAATAAATATTCATAGGTGAATCTTATGGATTATGTCTCATTTGATTATATCGAAGAAGAACGAAGTTTTTCTTCAAATTAAAGCGGAGCCACACGTCTACTATGAGTTAGCAGACCAGTTTACGTTTGATGTTCCAGGTGCTAAATTTATGCCTCAATACCGTAACAAGTATTGGGATGGAAAAATACGACTGTTCAATACCCAGAATGGAGAGATATACGTTGGGTTATTGGATAAGATTATACAATTTTGTAAAGATCAAGAATACTCATACGAATTTGTAGAAAGTAAATATTATGGTCTTCCCTTTGAGGTTAATAAAATAATCTCAAAAGAAGGTGTAAAGGATTATATGACTGCGGTTAGTAAGTATGCACCTAGAGATTATCAGATCGAAGGCGTATACGACGCCCTAAAGCATAATAGAAGGTTGTTGATATCCCCAACTGCTTCTGGAAAGTCTCTGATGATATATTCGATTGTGAGATATCACGTTGAACGCGGACAAAATACTCTGATAGTTGTTCCGACGACTTCGCTAGTAGAGCAGATGTATAAAGATTTTGCAGACTATGGCTGGGACGTAGGTTCATATTGCCACAAGATATACGCTGGTAGAGAACGAGAGACAAACTCTCAAGTTATCATTACTACCTGGCAGTCCATCTACAAACTCCCCCGAAAATATTTTGAACGATTTAACGTAGTTGTTGGGGACGAGGCACACCAGTTCAAAAGTAAGTCACTTATATCTATAATGACAAAACTTGCTGATGCAAAATATCGTTATGGATTTACTGGAACTCTTGATGGCACTCAAACTCATAAGTGGGTATTAGAAGGATTGTTTGGTCCATCTTATAAAATCATCAGAACAGAAGAACTGATGAAGAAGGGTCACGTTGCAAAACTGGATATTAATGTACTTCTATTGAAGCATCCTGCACATAAATTTGAAAACTTTGAGGAAGAAGTTCAGTATATCATTAATCATGAAAAACGCAACAAATTTATTAGAAATCTTGCTTTAGATCTTAAAGGCAATACACTAATTCTTTTTTCAAGAGTTGAGGGGCACGGTCAACCATTATATGATTTAATAAATACTGGTAGTGTGGAAGAAAGACACGTCTTTTTTGTCCACGGAGGTGTGGCAACACAAGATAGAGAACAAGTAAGAGAGATTACCGAAAAAGAAAACAACGCGATTATCGTCGCTTCATATGGAACGTTTAGTACTGGTATCAACATCAAGAACCTCCATAATGTTATTTTTGCTTCTCCATCCAAATCTAGAATTCGGAATCTCCAGTCTATTGGAAGGGTGCTCAGGAAAGGAAATAACAAGACCAAGGCAACTCTCTATGACATTGCTGACGACATTTCCTACAAGGCACGGAGAAACTACACACTTAATCATTTAATTGAAAGAATCAAAGTTTATAACGAGGAGAACTTCAATTACGATATTGTAAACATACCGCTAAAGAGTTAAATGGGCGAAGAATTTCATGCAGTACTAAAACTGATCACAGGAGAGGAAATATTTTCATTGGTCTGTGTAGACGAGAATGATGGCGACCCTATTATTCTACTGATGAACCCAGTGATTATGAAAGTAATGCGTAACCATGTAGGGCAATATGTCAAGGTAAAACCTTGGATGGAAATGGCAGATGATAGTATGTACGTAATCAAGTATGATAAAATTATTACTATGACTGAAGTAAAGGAAGGTAATATGATTGGATTTTACAACAAATATCTCAATGAAGAAGATTTTGATTGGGAAGAGGATGGCAGAACAAAGATCTCTGATAAAATGGGATATGTATCTTCTGTCGATGAAGCAAGGAAAATGCTAGAAAATATCTATAAACTTAAAGATAATAAAGAAAGCTAAGCCCCCCTCTTTAACCTTAACAAAGATATTCTACTTATAAATCAGTATGTTGTCAAGCCTTAATAGTATGCTATAATATACATAACGAAAGTTTATCTAAAATTACAATGTTATGTCTAAAAAGAAATCAGAACATTATGTGAATAACAAGGAGTTGCTTGAGGCACTGATTGTTTATAGATCTAAGGTAGAAGCAAGTTTCATGGGGATCAACGGTAGAGAACCTACCAAGGCAGATAGGTCACAGCGTTGGGAAGGAAAACCACAAATCACCAATTATCTGGGTGAATGTTTTCTGAAGATTGCTACGCACTTGTCATACAAACCAAACTTTGTAAATTACATGTTCAGAGACGATATGATCTCTGATGGTATTGAAAATTGTGTTCAGTACATCCATAACTTCGATCCAGAGAAGTCTAAGAACCCATTTGCATACTTTACTCAGATTATTCACTACGCCTTTCTACGTCGAATTCAGAAAGAGAAGAAGCAACTAGAAATAAAAACTAAAATCATCGAACGGACTGGTTACGATGAAGTTATGATGGTTGATGATAGCTTGCTTTCTAGCAGCAGTTCAGAGTATAATACAATTAAGGATAATATTACGTACAAGACAAATCGTCAATGAAGGTTGCCATTATTACCGATCAACACTTTGGAGCTCGTAAGGGTTCTAAGTTTCTTCATGAATACTTCAAAAAGTTTTATGATGATGTGTTCTTTCCATACTTGAAAAAGAGTGGTATCACTACGGTAATCGATATGGGAGACACGTTTGATAATCGTCGTTCTATTGATCTGTGGTCTCTTGAGTGGGCAAAGGAGAATTATTATAAGCAGTTGGAAGAGATGGGTGTAACCGTTCACACTATCGTTGGTAATCATACTGCTTATTATAAAGATACTAATTCAATTAATTCTGTAGATCTATTACTTAAGCAGTATGATAATGTGAAAATCTACTCAGAATGTACTGAGGTGATGGTAGATAAATTGCAAGTATTGTTTGTTCCTTGGATTAATGCGGAAAATCTTAAAAGTAGTATCAACGCTATCAAAGTTTCTAGTAGCGTATGTGCGATGGGGCACCTTGAGCTCAACGGATTTAGAGCGCATCGCGGTCACGTCATGGAAGAAGGTATGGCGATCAACGAATTTGAGAAGTTCGACAAGGTGTTTTCAGGACACTACCATACACGAAGCGACAATGGAAAAATCTTCTACCTAGGAAATCCTTATGAGATGTTCTGGAATGATGTGAATGATCCTCGTGGATTTACGATATTTGATACTGAGACTTTAGATTTTGAGCATATTGATAATCCGTATAAACTCTTTTATAACATCTATTATGAAGATACTCCATATCAAACATTTGATACTCGTGAGTATGAGGGTAAAATTGTAAAGGTTATTGTTAGGAAGAAAACCGAACCTAAGAAATTTGAAAAGTTTATAGATAAATTATATTCCTGTGGTATTCAAGACTTAAAAATTGTAGAAAATTTTTCAATTCAAGTAAATGAAGAATTTGAAGTTGAAGAAAATGAAAATACAATTTCTATTTTAAATCGATATATCGATGAGGCAGAGTTTGATTGTGATAGTGCTATCGTTAAAGGAATTCTTCAAAAAGTCTATTCACAAGCTTGCGAGGTTGAGTAATGTTTCTTCTTACTCTCAAAGATAATAAAGAGGATGGTGCTTATGCCGTTCAAAACCGTTATGGTGAAAAAGTCCTCTTTCTCTTTGAAGATGAAGATGATGCAGATCGTTATGCTATGCAATTAAAAGAATCTGAAGATGCGGATATGAACGTTGTAGAAGTTGATGACGCACTTGCAATTTTGACGTGTAAACGCTATAATTACAAATATGCGGTGGTTACACCCAATGATATTGTGATTCCTCCTAGAGACTTAGATGATAATTTTCCAGAAGATTAAGTACAAAAATTTTCTCTCTAGTGGTAATCAATTTACTGAGATAGATTTTCAAAAGCATCATACAAATCTTGTAGTCGGAACAAATGGTGCTGGTAAGTCTACAATGCTAGATGCACTTACATTTGTTCTGTTCAATAAACCATTTCGTAAAATCAATAAACCTCAACTAATCAATGCTACTAATGAGCGTGACTGTTTAGTTGAGATTGAATTTGAAATTAATAGTCGTCAGTATATTGTACGACGTGGAATCAAACCTACTGTTTTTGATATTGTCGTTAATGGCACGGAACTTCATCGTGAAGCAGATGACCGTGCTATGCAACGAGTTCTGGAAGACAATATTCTTAAAGTAAACTATAAATCTTTCACTCAGATTGTGATCTTGGGAAGTAGTAACTTTGTTCCATTTATGCAACTGACTTCGACACATCGTCGCGAAGTTATTGAGGACTTATTGGATATTCGCATTTTTTCTTTGATGAATAATATTCTTAAAGATAAGATTCGTGTTCATAAAGATCAGGTAAAGTCTCTTGATCTGAAGAAAGATACTCTTAAAGATAAGATGAAGATGCAACAGAACTTTATAGATGAGTTAGAAAATCGTGGTAAGCAGAATATTCAATCTAGTAATACTAAGATTACAAAACTTATGAGTGAAGTTGATCAATATATGTTAGAAAATGCAAAACTTGAGGAAAATGTACATAAGTTCACTAAAGATCAGGAAGAGGTAACAGGGGCAAGACAAAAATTATCAAAACTAAACACACTTCGTGGAAAATTATCTGCAAAAGTATCCTCTATTACTAAAGAGCATAAATTTTTCATGGAAAATACGGTATGCCCTACTTGTACTCAAGACATAGAAGAATCATTTCGGTTAAATAAAATTGAGGACGTTCAAAATACGGCAAAGGAACTTAAGGAAGGTTTCAATGAGTTGGAATCAACCATAAAGTTTGAACAAGAAAGAGAACGTCAATTTAACACACTTTCACAGGAGATAGTAAATCTAACCCATGGCATTTCTCAGAATAATACTAGGGTTTCCGGAAATCAAAGACAAATCAGAGATCTTGAACATGAAATTCAAACGATTACCGAGAACCTTGCAAACCGAAATACTGAGCATGAAAAGTTAGACGAATTTAAGTCCAATCTCCAACAGACAATTGAATACCTAGCAGATAAGAAACAAGAAATCGTTCATCACGATTTTGCATATTCATTACTCAAAGATGACGGAGTTAAAACGAAGATCATAAGAAAGTATCTTCCTTTCATTAACCAGCAGGTTAATCGCTATCTCCAGATGATGGATTTTTATATCAACTTCCATCTTGATGAAGAATTTAAGGAAACTGTGAAGTCCGCTATACATGAAGATTTCTCGTATAGTTCCTTTAGTGAAGGTGAAAAAATGAGAATAGATCTTGCTCTATTATTCACTTGGCGTGAAGTAGCGCGTGTCAAAAACTCTGTAAACACCAACCTGCTGATTATGGATGAAGTTTTTGATTCTTCTTTAGATGGATTTGGAACTGATGAGTTTCTTAAAATTATCCGCTATGTGATTCAAGACGCAAATATTTTTGTTATATCTCATAAGTCGGATATGTACGACAAGTTTGAGAATGTGATCAAGTTTGATAAGATAAAAGGATTTTCACGTAAGGTTTCTTCTGAAACTAAGGAAGACTGATATTAGATTTATAAATATCTAAAAAGTATTTGTATAGATGGACAACTTTTACGAAGAAGTATATCAATATCTTATTGATGAGGGTATTGAGGAAGAAGAAGCAACTGAAGTTGTAAATCATCTATATGAAGCAAATGTTCATGAATATGGATTGATTACCGAAAATAGAGGTAAGGCAGTTTTGAGTATG